AGATCCCCACGTATGTTTATCTTCCGGAATAAATATAGATCTAATCAAAGGACCTAACTCTGGATGTCTTGCAGGTATCTGTTGTAAGTTTGGATTAGACATACTGAATCTACCAGTCACAGTTCCACCTTGATCTGATCTTATTTGATTTATGTCTGCGTGTATTCTACCATTGACTGCGTGTTTAGTTATAGAATCTATAAATGTGCTGTGTGCTTTATTTATTTCTCTCGCCTCTGCAATTGCTTTTGGTAATTCGTGTGGATGATTTTGTAAAAAGTTTTTCGTAAAACTTGGCTCTTTACTTTTTTCTGTTCTATCATACGGTAATTTTAATTTATCAAATGCTTTTGCAATACTACGTGCTGCCATTATTTCTACGTCAACACCAGTTAAATGTTTGATTTTATGTAATATTTTTTTCTCTTTGTGCATCAAAGATTTTTTAATATTATCTGCTTTCTCTAAATCAACTCTTACACCCTTGAATCTCATATCAACTAAACAAGGAAATAATTTTGTCTCTAGATTAAATATATCCCACAACTCCTGTTGATACATTTCTGTTTCTAATCGTTGCCAAAGTTTAAGTGTTGCTTCTGCATCACGTTCTGCATATTGACCTACAAACATTGCAGGTAATTTCCATAAATCTTTTTTAGGATCTACACCATATTCCTTTGCGGCAGCATTTAAAATATTTTCATCTTTACCCATACCTACATAATGTTTCGACAACGTATTTAATTGATAAGATAATCTATTCTCATCAATCAAAGACGCTGCTATCATTGTATCTACAATTTTACCTTTGATGGTAAGACCTGCTGATCTTAGCCAACAGATATCATACATTGCATTGTGAAATATAAAGGTGGTATCTTCCTGGTTAAACATATCCTGCAACCACGAAAACACCAGTTTTTTGTCCATATTGCCGTTGGACTCGTGTTGGATAGGGAAATAGCCTGACCAGCCCTCTACGGCCACCGCAATGCCTGCAATGTGCCCTTTTCCAGAGACATTACCAGAGCCTAGCTCTTTTAAGTCTGGATCATTTGTTTCTAAGTCTATTGCTATTTGTTTGGCTCCGCGCAGATCTTTCAGTTCATCTGGCATAACCCATTCTGTTTCTGGTGTGAACAGAGGTATTTGTGTGCTTCTCACGAATAATCTCTCTCTAGTATCATTTCCAGGTAATGAATAGCTTTTCTCACGTCCTCTTCTTTCCCTTTTAAGTTGTGTCTACAGATGTACTTTATAGCGTTGCCCTCCGCAAAAAGCAACTTATTTTCATTTATAAAGTGTGCTGGCTGAATCTTCATATTTTTATAATGTTTTCCGCCTACCTGTTTTTCTAAAGAGTCGTATGTCGCTCCTTTAAATAGATCTTTGTTTGTCATAGTAAATAAGCTTTATCAAAATCTCTTGGATCCAAGACGTGTAATTCACGCTTCGCTCTCGTCGCTCCAGTATAAAATAATCTATGTAATTCATCTGGATCATAACTAAATGTTTCAAGTGCAGCATTAGTTATGTCTTGCATCAATAAGACTTTGTCAGCTTCTCCTCCTTTCGCTCCGTGTATTGTTGACATTATTATACGAGGATTTTTATTTATCTTTTCTCCATTCGCCCTCATATTACGAATGTAGTTTTCGGTTATGGTATCTAAACCCTCAAAGGCTTCATACCAAACTTTATCTGTAACCAAACCGTGTTTATCTTTACATTCTTGTAAAGTATATTTATCTTCAGAGTGTAATGTTTTACCTTTTCTAAATCCTTCTAATACATTCGATCCAAGATATTCATAAATATTTTTTATCTCAAGATGATTTAACAAAGAACCTTTACGCCAAGATTCCCAGTTGTTAAGAGCCAATAATAATTTTAAAGGTATGGAGTTAGCACCACGATATTGATAATACCAACCACGTAATTCACATACTTCTTTGACAGGATCTAAAAAATGATTTGCAGATGACAACACTAACCAGTTTCCATCTGACATATCAACCTGTGTGATATCAGAATATCTACGTAAGATTCCCTCTTCTTGTCTTGGTTTGTACTCTTTATCAAATCTACTTTGCACTTGTCCTATTATTCTTTGTGATAGTTGGTGTATAGGTCCTCCAGGAATCCTATATGATTGATCCAATGTTTGTATGTCATCTACTTCTTCTTTCAGAGCAATAAAATGATCTACGTCTGCACCAGCCCATTTAAATATAGCTTGATCATCATCACCAGCTATGTAAGTTTTTTCTGCGTTAGACCAAAGTTTTCTTACCATCTCCCATTGCAACAAAGATAAATCTTGTGCTTCATCAATAAATAAAACTTTGAAACTTGGTGTTGTATCTTTTTTTATAAAGTCAATTAACAAATCGTTAAAATCTTTTAGTCCTTTTTCTTTTTTAAACCTCTTTAATTCTTCTGACAAAAGATATAAAGTATTGCGTTCAATATCTAAAATGTTTTGACGAGAGTCATAGTATTCTAAAAGATCTAATCGTTTTACGATCGCTGTATTTATTATTGTAAGATATTCATTATCAGAGTTAAATGTACCATCATTATCAGAAAACTTTGCAACTTTAATTGGTATGCCACATTTTTCACCAAACTCTTTGTAGTCTTCTTTACCCATCATCTTTTCTTTTGTCATACCTAATTGTGCAAAAGCATAAGAATGCAACGTCCTAAAATTATCTAGATCATTTTCTAGATCTAAACTAAATTTATCCGCGGCCCTCGTCGCTGCTTCCGTTGCAGCTTTTTTCGTGAAAGAAAAATAGCCGATCTGTTTAGGCCTTACGCCTTGCTGGATGAACTCGTCTACGAGGTTTAAGAGAGTTGTTGTTTTTCCAGTGCCGGGTGGACCTAGTATAATGGTCTTCATATGCTTGTTTTCTACACTCCTTTGCTTCTTGTTTTAGTTTATTATCCCACAACCACTTTGCGTGTCTAATCAAAATAATATTTTTTTCTGTTCTCATCAGAAGTTTTCTTCTTGATAAGGTATCTTAGAAACAGATGCTTCTGTCTGTTTCATTGTTTTTATTTTAATTAGCCGTGGTTGTTGTTTTTTAATTCTAACTCTTTCTTCATTTACAAATACATCTAGTTGTTTTATTAAATTACCTGTTTGATTTTTATCTTTTTCCCAATGATTTCGTTTACAAAAATTATAAAAGTCTTCCATTCTAAAATACGTAAACTCTCTTTTTTCATCTGTGTATGGTAGTTTATTAAATACATCTTCCATAGTTCTTGCTGATTGTCTATTGGTTGTCCAGTCTTGTAAAAGTCCTGTTAATTCATTTACTGGATCTAATGATTCTAAAGGTTCTACTTCTTGTAATCCTTGCATCATAGGTTTTAAAAAATGTTGTTTCCAATCTTTTGGTTTTGGTACAGGCACAACTAAATTAGCTTGATCAAGACAGGCTAGTGCAAATAGTTGTGGGCTGTAGAGTTGTTCTGATTTTAATTGTATTCTTTTTTTATCTACATCTAAAAACCATTCTGGTGGTTTAGATGCATACTTTGTAAGACTACCTAACATTGGCATTTCTTCCTCACCAAATCCTACACCAAATCTTTTTGTTCTACATAAACCTGATTGACATACTGCATTAATTGGTGAGTCTTTGCATCTGTATTTATCATAACCTTTTCTGTTTACAGATTTAATTAGTTGTTGAACTTCATTATTACTTAACGCAGGATCCATATATTTAGAATTAGCTTTTACAATTTCATCTTCCCAAGTATCTGGTGCAGATTGTTTGTAATAAACTGCAATATTAAATAATGCATTGTTCCTGGAACCCTGTCCAAATCCTATCGTTGCAAGTTTATTTAAACAAGGTGGGCCTCCAGGAAACGCTTCTTCTATTTTCTTTTCTTCTGTTTTGATTGCTTCGACTTGTTCTTTCGTGCACGCATAAATACTATGGAGCTCAAAAAATTCCTCAAGTGTACAACCGGTGCCATTATCGTTGATAGCATAACGTAGTCCTTTCATCTCATTGTAGTAGGGTAGATTTAAAAAATTACCAGTGTCCCCACGATCCACTAATATTTCTGTTTGTTTAGGAAATATTTCTGAACCTTCATAACCAAGTATGATTGCCATTTGTTTTAATTTTGATTGCATCAAAGATGCAGGAATATTTTCTTTGGTAAATAAAAATACGTGCGCGCCGCCTGATTTACTACGGCAAACTATTAAAGGGAGTTTAAGATTCCGAATACTTTTAATGAGGCTAGTATGACTATC